AACGGCACTCCCATCCGTGGGTGGGGCGTCATCTCGCCGGCTCACCAAGAGAACCTGATTCGCCTGAACATCCTCACGGTTGAGGATCTGGCCTCCATGAACGCCGAAGGTCAGTCCCGCGTCGGGATGGGCGCTCTGGATCTCCAGCGGAAGGCTCAGGCGTGGCTCGAGCAGCTTCAGGACAAGGGTCCGCTCACCATGAAGGTGAGTGCGCTGGAGTCGGAGAACGACCTGCTTCGCGGGAACATCTCCACTCTGGAGCGGCAGGTTCAGGAACTCCAGCAGGCGGTTCGTGCGATGGGGCATATCCCCCAACAGCAGGTTGTCACGCTGACCTCGGGGATCAACGCCACGGACATTCTGGATGAGCCCGCAGAGGATCTGGCGAAGCAGTACGAAGCCAAGTTCGGCAAGCCCCCTCACCATCGGATGAAGGAAGAAACCATCCGCGAAGCGTTGGCGGCAGAGTAAGCCATGAGCCTGCTCACCATCGTCCAGTATGTCTGCGGGCGGCAAAACCTGACCGTCCCATCGACGGTTATCGGCTCGACGGATGAGCAGGTGCTTCAACTTCGCCGGCTTCTCGAGGAGGAGGGGCAAGACCTTTCCGCTAGGGCTCAATGGCAGGTTCTCCAGAACCAAGCCACCCTGACCACGACGGCCACAGAGTCCCAGGGGCTGATGAGCGTTCTGGCCCCCAACGGCTTCCGCTTCATCATCAACAACACGATCTGGTCGAGAACCCGTCGCTTGCCGGTTTCCGGTCCGATGGATGCCCGCGAGTGGCAGGAACTCAAGGCCATGTTCGTGAACGGGCCTTACTACCGGCACCGGATTCGCGGAAACGAGTTGCTGGTGAACCCGACCCCTCCTGCTGGAGAGGATTGGGCGTTTGAGTATGTGTCCTACAACTGGATCGTTGATTCGGTCGGGACCACCTACAAGCGGTATTTCAGCGACGATGCCGACGAGCCGCTTCTGGATGAAGGCATCCTGATTTCCGGGCTTCGCTGGAGGTGGAAGAAGGAGAAGGGGCTGGACTACGCCGAGGACTTCCGCACCTACGAAAGCCAAGTTCAGGATGCGATCGGTCGTGACGGCGGGAAGAAGACCCTCCAGATGGATGGCACGACTCGCTCTATTCGTCCCGGCATTTGGGTTGCGCCGGGTACTTGGCCGCTGTGAGTGCGCCGACTGACCGCGTTCGGGTAAAGACGGGCGCGGCAGTCGCTTCTGATTTCGCTTCCCCGCAGGGCACCCCTATCGTCATTGACGATACCACCGGGACCGGGGGAATCTCCTACTTGGATTCCGCAAGCAATATCGTCAGGTTGCGTATGGGCAGGGGAGGCTTCCTTGACCACTACGTTGACGCCTACGGGGCTGTAGGTGACGGCTCTACGGACGATACGACTGCCATCCAGGCCGCGATCGATGCGGCGATTGCGGGAACCAACGGAAGCCGCACGGTCGTCTTCAGCGCAAAGACCTACCGGATCACGACTGACCTGAACCTGAACCTCACTTCCGGCAAGTCCATCCGCATGGTCGGTGAGCCCGGATATGCGTCCCTGACGGGGAGCCTAACCAACGCTACCGGAACGGTGATTGAGTGCTACTTCACAGCGGCCTCAAAGATCGGGATTCACATCTTCACCACGGGCACGACTACCCTTGCCTCGGAGTCTTTTTGCCAGTTCCAGCTTGAAAACTTCGCGCTCAAGTTCACCGGCTCGGCGACCGACTCCTACGGGATTGTCATTGGCAACACGGGCTATCAGGTCAACGGAACGAACAACAGCCGGATCTCCAACGTCAACGTAGCCAACTTCCACGGCGATCAGTTGACGCTGCTCTCGACCAGGTACGTCTACCTCGAAAACGTGGTGGCTACCTCGAGATCGTCGGGTACAACGAGTCAGGCACTTCGCATCGTCAACGACGATTCGACCCTGTTCACGGGCGACCTCACGTTCCTGAACTGCACGTTCGTCGGGACCGGGGAGGCTACGCAGGACACCGTAAGGCTGATTGCAACCGGCACGGGGGCAGAACTGCGGGGTGTCAGGTTCATCGGATGTGTTGGGTACTACGGGCGATACTGTGTGCATATCTCGTCGGATTCCGGCGGGGATGCTCAGGACATCTTCATTAGTGCTTGCCAGTTCGACGGTGCTGCGGCTACGGACTCCGACACCAAGACGGCTGTGCGTATCTCCGCAACGGATTCTGGGTCGCTTACCAGCGGCGTGTCGATCACCGGCAGTTATGCTGTCCAGTGGCAGGACTACGGGGTTCACCTTGTGGCCTCGTCAAGCGGGGTCGTGGCGAACATCGTGGTCAATGGAAACTACCTCGGGTTGTGCGAGGGGAACGGCGTCCTCCTGTCCGATTGCGTCGGCGTGAACGTGGTAGGCAACACCTTTTTCGACTGCTGCACGGCAGGGGCCGGAAGCGGGGTCATTGCGGCCAATGACCCGTCAGGGCTTTTCAACATCGTCGGGAACACCCACTACAACAACTCCGCGACCAGAACCGCAGGGTACGTTGTGGCGGTTGGCGAGAGTTCGCCCGGAACGATCACCGAATTCACCGTGACGAACAATGTCGGTCATGCGGCGACTGCCGCCGTCTTCGACAACACCACGACCGGCAACAAGACGGTTTCCGGCAACTGGATGAGGCCATGACATGAGAACCCCACTTCGCCAGAAGGGTCGGATTGGGCGAGCCCAAACTTCGTCCACGCAATCCATCCCCGCTCCTGTCGGTGGGTGGAACGCCAGGGATGCGCTTGCCGAGATGCCGCCCACGGATGCCGTCGCCCTTGAGAACTGGTTTCCGAGGACTTCCTATTGCGAGGTGAGGGGCGGATACACCACCCACGCAACCGGGATGACCGGCAACGGGAAGACGCTTGCCGTCTACAACGCCCTCTCGGGCACGAACACGATGTACTGCTACACCTCGTCAGGCATCTACGATGTCACCAGCGCGGGGGCTGTAGGGGCGTCGAAACTGGCCCGGACGAATGGCAAGCATGTCTGGACGATGTTCGGGGATGGGACGAACAACTACCTCATCGCAGCGAACGGGGTGGACAAGCCGGCCTACTACAACGGGACCACTTGGACCGCCGTTGATGGGGCCAGCACCCCGGCCATCACCGGGATCACCACCACGACCATCTGCTATGTGAGCGCCTTCAAGGGCCGGCTCATCTTCCTCGTCAACAACTCCCTGTCGTTCTACTACCTCGCGGCTGGTGCTGCGGGCGGGGCGGTAACGAGGTTCCAACTGGATGCGGAGTGCGTGCGGGGCGGCTACCTCATGGCGATTGGAACCCTGACCCTGGATGCCGGGGACGGCCCTGATGATCGCTTCATCGCCATCACCAGCGAGGGGGAGTGCATCGTCTACCAAGGAACGAACCCTTCTTCCGCTGCCTCATGGAGCAAGGTGGGGGCGTTCTACATCGGCAAGCCCATCGGAAGGAACTGCCTTTGCAAATTCGGCGGGGACTTGGTGGTGCTGACGCAGAATGGTGCCTTCCCTCTCACAAAGGCTATCCAGAGCAACGTCATCGACAACAAGGAATCCCTCTCCTTCAAGATCGAGAACGCTTTCAACGACGCATCCAAGCTGTACTTCTCGGTCTATGGCTGGAAGGCGATTGTGTTCCCGAAGCAGTCTGCCATGCTGGTGAATGTCCCTGCGGCTGAGGATGGGGATCATTCGCAGTATGTGATGAACACGATCACCAAGTCGTGGTGCAAGTTCACGGGATGGAACGCAGAGGATTTCGCGGTCCTGAACAACGAACTCTACTTCTGCTCCGGGACGGGAACTGCCAAGGCTTGGGTTGCCGGCAGTCCTGACGGGACGAGCGACATCGTGGCCTATGGGAAGCCTGCGTTCACCAACTTCGGCAAGGGCGGGGTCGGAAAGCAGGTCAAGTTGCTTCGCCCCGTTCTCGAGGTGGACAGCACGGTGAGCTTCCTGACGGGCGTGGACATCGACTACACGGACAGGTACTTGAGCGGGACGGCCACCTACACGCCATCCACTATCTACCTGTGGGGAACGGCATTGTGGGGGGCGTCCATCTGGGGCGGGGGGCTTTCCACGGTGAAGAAGTGGACTTCCCCGTCTTGTTATCCCGGCTATGCCGCCACCGGGAAGATCAAGATCAACGTGCGGACCACGACGGTCAGGTGGCTTTCCAACGACTATGTGTTTGAGATTGGTGGGCCGATGTGAGGTATGAGATTGAGAGTCTTTCTCGGTGCTGGGGCGAAGTTTGGGGCCTTGCCGGCAAGTGCATGGAGGAGAAGGGCTTGCCGTACTTCCCCGACTACCAGAGGTACAAGGAGTACGAGCAATGCGGGCATCTGTATGTCGTGACGGTGCGGACGCGGGAGGGCGATCTGGTCGGGTTTGCGATGATGTATGTCTTCCGGTCGATGCACTCTCAAGACTTGGCGGCACAGGAGGACTTGTTCTATCTCCTGCCGGAATACAGGAAGGGCTGGACTGCCTTGAGGTTGCTTCGGGAAGCAGAGGAAGAAGCGATGAGGCGGGGGTGTAAAGAGGTGCAGATGGTGGCTGAAACCGACTCCAAAGCCGGGGCTATACTTTCCGCAAAAGGCTATGGTATAACTAGCAGTAATTACCGTAAGTCCCTGCGGGCCGACAGCCCTGTGTCCAACCACAACGAGGCTGTCACATGAATCCCTACCCGCAACGAGCAGGCAACGCCTTCGGGATCAGGCCCGGTTCCGGTCAAGCCGCTGCCGACGCGACCAAGAACGCCACGAATTCCCAGCAGCTTGATCCGGGCGGGAACTTCACGAACACCAACATCGACCCCTCCGGGACGAGCCCTCAAGCGGCCACCCCGAACACGGTCC